GTCATATAATTTCATTTTGGAACGGTCGATCCCAATTACAAACCTCGGCAATTTATGCGGATCGGCATAACGATTTTTGGTGGTCTGCTTGACCATAATCTGACCCATGCGTTCCAATTCATCCGAACTAATCAGAATGAACATCAGGTCGGCAGTCATCGGCAGACCAAAACTATCGGACGTATGCTCCAGACCCGGATCGGAATCTGCATAACCCTGGCGGTTCAATTGCGTGGCCGACCACATCGCCACCTCTTGTTCGACCGCCAACCCTCTCAATTCTTCCGAAATGGCTTTGATATAATTGTAGGAGCCGATGTTGCTCCCCAACTTGAAACGAACCGAAGTACAGAGATTGACGTAATCGATGTAGACGATTTTCGGTTTGAAATTCTTTTTAATGCGAAGCTCTTCAATCAAATGTCGAAAGTGACTGGCCCCCGCTCCCGCCGTTGGGTATTCTTTAATAAACAAACGGCCTCGGGCAAATTGACGAACCTCTTGTATCTTTTTCAGATAGATATCATGGGGAAGCATCTTCAATTCATTGAGCCGGATATTCATCAGATTGGCTTCAATGCGTTCGGCAATCTTGGTCTCAGACATTTCCATGGTGATGTACAAAACATCATGACCATCATTAATATTATGGGCCGCCATATGACACATCACCGTGGTTTTCCCCACCCCGGTTCCGGCTCCCAACAAATTAAATGTTTTCTCTTCGATGCCGCCATCCGTTGCTTCATTGAATTTTGAAAGATCAAATCCAATCTTTCGAGCCGGATTAGTATAGATGCTATATCGTTGTTCGTAGTCTTCTAAAAAATCATGTCCGATGTTGTTATCGAACCCAATAGACAAGGCTTGGGTCAAAAGACCGGGGATTGCCGTCTTCGGTGTTTTTAATCCACGATCATCAATGATTTTGGAAGCAGCCCGAATGGCAATAATCAGGGCCCGGTCCTGACAGAACTCTTCAGTTGTGTCATAGAGCCACTGGTCTTCGATAGGAGTGTCGGGTTCCTGGAGAAGGACCTCGATTAAATCAACCAGTTTGATGACGACCTCATCACTGGGGATTTTATCACTCTTGATAATCTCAACCTTGAGAACTTCCCGGGGCGGAACCGCATTGTACTTCGTAAAATAATCCCGAAGCAGGATAAATGCGGTTCGGTCTACTTCATCGAAAAAATATTCTTCCGAAAGGAAGGGGAGAATTTTACGGGCGTGTCGTTCTACTCGGGTAACGGCGTTGAGAATGACATGTTCAATTTTCAAAATCCGCCGCCTCTTTTTTCACTTCCTCTATAGCTTCTTCCACACTCGGAAGGCCGTAACGATATTCAGCATTTACATATGTTTCAATACGATCCAAGATATCCTTGGTAAAGTATTTCTCCGGATCATTGTTGATGGTTTTTTCATAAACCTTGGTGCCGTCAGGCATGACCCATTGCTTGGGTCCCTTCTCAAGGACCCCGGCCTTCTCAGCCATATCCAAAAGACCCCAATACCGGTTCATTCCCGTCGAGTAATTGATCATGGTTTCCACTTCCATGTTCTCCCGCGAATGACGACTCTTGGATACTTTCACATGAATAATATTACCCAAAACTCGTTTCTCGCCTTCAATCTCCTCCTGAACCTTTTCTTTGGAGAGAAGAATGATCATATCGGAGGAGTAGATCACCCCGCCGCCCCCGGCAACCTTGTTGCTGGGAAATCGAGCATTCACATCGGCATAAACGTGATTGGTGACAATCATTGGAATTTTGTTTTTTGCCAGCTTTAGTCGCAAGCCCCGAAAAGCTGTATGAATTGTTTTGGCCCGGGTCATGTCCAATACGTCTTTACCCGCCACCATGTCGTTCAAAGATTTTGAGGTAGTCAGACGACCCAAGGAATCCAACAGGAACATCACTTTTGGTTTAGTCTGGTCCTTCTCATATTCAACCAGAAACTTCATCGCTTGAAATGAAAAATCCTGTACCGTTTCGGGTTCATAATTCAAAACCAGGGAAGGATCAATCCCAATATCGTCCCGATATAAATTAGTATTGTGAGCGGCCTCCGTATCAAAAAGAACCAAGCCTCCCTCCGGATTTGATCCCAGGAAGTTCTTGACAATCGCCAAACTAAAATAAGATTTTCCGGTGGTACTTGCTCCAGCCACACACAAAACTTTATTGTCGGGCATTCCCCCATAGATCGAACCGGACAGAGCCGCATTGAGCGTGTACGAACCCGTGTCGAGATAGCCCGTAAACTCTGCCGATGATAAACCCTCGGACAGGATAGAGGCTTCGTCCAACTTCTTATTCATTCGTTCCAGAAACTTATTTCCCACTTCATTCTCCTATATTTCGTGCGCCAGCCACGATCTGTTTAATTTTAGACTCTAAAGATTTCAACTTATCGATCCGGTTGGGCCAATGAATATATTCCTTATCAGGATTGGCCTGCAACTTCCCCACAAACGAAAGAAATAGATTGGATAATTCCGAAAGAGCGTCGGTACCCTTTTTTATAGGACGGGTTAGCTCTTCCTTTATCGGGCGCGTTAATTCTTCTTCCGAAACCGCCGAAAAACCAAAGTCAAAATCGTCACTCAAACAAAGACTCCAAAGCTGTTTTCTTTCCTCCCGTACCGGGGACCCCCCATCCTAACGGACCGACAATTTTCGACATGGATTCGACAAAAGATTTATCAAATTGTTTTTCCCGGTCGAGATACTTATCCAACTCGAATTGGGGGGGTAATTCATGTGTGCATGAAATCACATTTATCAAGATCGGATTGGGTTCGATCAGATAACAAAATTTTATTTTATCGCCATTATGAATTGGGGGATATTCATTTTCCAATTTTTTTTGTTTAACCAAAAAATTATACATCAGGGCTCCCTTGACCTGGATGGGAGTTTTTTTGGCATAGATCAACGTATCATGGCTATACTTATCCATCCCCGAAATGGAACGAGGAGACGCCACATCTTCATAAGGCAATTCATTGAAACGTTCGCGAAATTTGGCGACGAATTCATGATATTTGACTTCATCCCCTTCCATGATGATTTTCAGAGAATCTTTAATGGAATCGCGAACGACGCGCGGGGTCGAACTCCGGACCGCATCGATCCCCTTCATTTTCAGTTTGGGAGCGGGGAGGATGTTGCCATCCTCTTCCAACATATTGAGAATATAACGCTTGGTGGCCACCCAGATCGCGCGGTTGGAGACGTTCTCCATGGCCATCTTCATCTTATTCTCGGAACAACCCATCTTCCGGGACAGGTCTTCCAAAGCCGAACTAATCACATATTGAATTTCATTCCGGCAAAACTCTCGAATACCCTCATGGATTTTAGATTGTTCCTCTCCAAAACTCTTGGCCAGGGGAGCCAGATTGACATAAACTGAATCGGTATCGGCAGCCACCACATAATCAACATCCTTCGTTTCCAAAGATTTATTGATATAAGTGTTGATGGCTCGCTCAACTGTCCGGATCGTCAATTGGCCCGTGGACGTAACAGCCTCGGCCAAAACGAATTGGAAGAACCGGAAGTGAACGTTGGATAAGGCTCCGTATCCGGAGTTGAGAACGTCTTTCAACGCCTTTTGAAGATTATTCAGGCGAGATGCCTGTATCTTCAGTTCTTCATAACGCGGGTCTTTTGTTTTCTTATCTCGCTCAAGCTGAACCAGTTCTTTTTTAATCTGTGCCAGAGTGGCTTGGTGTTTGGCCCGGTCATTATAAAGCTTCTGCATCAACTCAGCCAGGAAACCTTTGCGGTCTCGTACAAACCGACAACCATTGGCTGTGACCGAATGCTTCCCCGGATCAAATTGAAAATTCCAATCGATTTCCAACTCGGGTTTTCCAACTCGGGACGGAATTAGAGTAATTCCTGGAACCGGTTCAACTTTCACCAATGTATCCGGACTGATATTATATTGCATAATCACATGGGGATACTCAGATTTTACGTCGAAACCCGCTACCCACTCATACATTCCGGGATTTACTTCCTTAACATAAGCCCCAATCAAACTCTGGGTGATCGTGTGTTCTTTCTTGGGAGGAATGATAAGGTGTTTGTCGCGCAAATAATTATGAATCAAACAATCCCATGGATTAACCGTGGTGAGACAATCGGCATAATTAATTTTGGAGAGGTAAGCCCGAGCATAAATCAGTTCTAGGAAGCCCAGTTTCTTTTCAAGTTTTTCGACCAGAAGACAGTCGGTGATGTTGTAATCCACATATCGATTGAAATCGTTCTCGTACAAGCGTTGGAGAGTTTTGTGTTCGCCATAGTCGATCTTCC